AATGTGATGCAGGTATTCATGTATCAACACAATAAGGTAGCGCATTGGTGGTAACGTAGGGTCTATCTCAATTACGTTATCACAATACAAACCATCGGCACGCTCCCTACCCAACTTGCGCTGTATGACTTTCGGATGTGGCTTGCCTTTCATTGTGTTATATTTGCGACTTAGTGTAATGGTTCATTGCATTATTGTTTTTGTTATTGATTGATACAAAAGGCTCCTAACGTGGAGCCTTTTTGTTATCTAATCTTCCCATTGACAATACGATAGTTACTTACTTCAAATTCGCCCGTATCCATTATACGCACGTGCGCAAAGCCATGATGGTGTTTATTGATGGGCATGTAATCGGGATGCAGCTCGCACAGGCACGCCACACTCCAACATGTTGTTAGCTTGCCGTTGATATTTGGCTCGGTATGTTCACTGGCTTGATGGTGATGGCCACATAACGCACTGTCTTTTGCACGCAAAAACAAACCGCGTGCGATGTTTACAGGGCTAAACACAGATGCACCTAATTCATGCCCGTGTAAAATAGTCAACTTGCCTGCATGGATTATTTGCTTATCCGGAATAAAGGTGATATTGTGTTGATCTAGGTGCATGAGTGATTCAAAATTGAACTCGTCCATACCCAAAAGGTCAGGCGCATTGCGCATGATATAGTGATCATAACGCACATCATGATTGCCACACTTGTAATATATAGCAGCATTGGGAAATAGCTTGCGCAGCGTGGCAAGAAACTGCCTTGTCATTAGTACTTCATGCCCGAAGTTGCGCTTACGCGGGTCTTTTTCAAATCTGCTTATAGCATAGAAGTCTATGATGTCACCATTGAGCAGGATGGTATTCACGTCATTCTCCAGTCCATACTTTAACGCAAGCGTCAATGCCTGTATGTTGTGATATGGCACGTGAATATCCGATAGCAACAGGATGTTGTTGTGATTTATCGGTAGCTTGTATGGTTTGTAGTGTGATTCCTGCGATGGAGGCAGGTCGAGCGGGTTACTTTGTTCCGGCATCAACTCGTTGACCATATTCCCAAAGTCGGCAAAATGGTTTTCCAGTTTGGAAAGGTTGCCCAATGGATGCGATTTAACAGGGGCTTGTGCCTTATCGCCATGATACTTCCGCCAACCATAATACAATCGCTCAAACGAGCTGTATTGCATTGTGATGCCATGCTTTTTCATAGCGGCACGGATGCGTTCTGCTACCGTACCCTCACCTGCATGTATCTCTTTGTAGATTTCCGCATATTGACCCTGCATGTAGTGTTATTTAGTGCCCCTAATAAACCCGGCTAACTCCGCAAGATTGTTGCTGATAGTTAGGTTCTGCGCAGCAATCACATCAATCTTCTTTTCGAGCTTGTCAATGGCTTTGTTTTGTTCCTCTTTCATCACATTTAACTTAGTGTTGAACTCATCTTTTGTTTCTTTAATGGAATCGCCTAACATAGTAACCTCTCTTTTATGATAAGATTCAACTTTACCCAGTGCGCTTGACACTTTTACTACATCGCGCTTCAATGCGTAGTACAATCCCGTGAGCGATACTGCTCCACCAATAATTGTGATTAAATCTCTCGGTTGAAAATCCATGATTATAGTATTGCAAAATATATAGTAGAAACTGCTACGGCTGTGATACCTAAAGTGAGGGCAGTGTTAGTAATTATTAACCGCCTGTTGCGTTTCTTCAAATCTTTGATTTCAGTCTCTTTCTCGCTGGCTATGGCCTTTTCAATCGCTTGCTTGTTCGCGTAGATTTGAGCCAGTGTTTCATAACTTGCCGCTTGAATGCCTGTAATCTTTGCGTAGTATGTAACTTTCAACCTCTCAAGTTGATATAAGCTATCTATTTCCTGTGCTGTATTATACCAGTATAGCATGCTATTGTAGTTGAGACTGAAAAGCTGCTGATCGTAAGTTGTAAGTTCGGGTGTAAAATCCTGCTTTGAGTAAGCTATCCGATTTTTTGAGCGTTGTGCGGAACTGGCTGTTGGCAGTAGAAGGAGTAGAAGAAAGAATGTTGTAAGTTTCATTGCGGTAGATTTCATTGGTGATTTGCTGCTGTTGGATAATGGTGTCTTGATGGATGTTGAGTGAATCAATTTTATTGAATAGGCTATCCGTTTTGGCGTTGTTCACTTCAATGATTTGGTAAAGTGAATCATTGACATCTTGTAATCTTTTTATAGCAGGATTTGTTACGGGTTCATTGCATGACCGCACGCCCACAATAATCATAATAAGCATAACCGATGCGATGGATGCGATAAGCACCGTGTTTCTTAGTTTGTTTTTTTCCATCTTGTGATATGTAGATTTTTTGATAGTGGGCGAATCTTGTAGTACACACCATCCCGTGTACGGCTATCGCGCATGCCTTGCTCGTTGGTATTACCCTCAATCGTGCGCACTGAATACTTTGATACCTTATCGACTATACCAGTGTGACCTATGCCCTTGTATCTTTTTCCCTTGAATGAATTGTAACTAAGTGTCATCACAAGCACATCCTTATCGCTAAACGCTTGCAAGAATTTGCCATCGGTAAAAATTACATCGTTACGATTGTATGCAGTAGGGGACCAACCTGTGATGGTGTTAGGTATGCCACACTCGTTGAGCATAGCCATGACAAAGAATGAGCACCATGCATAGCCGGGCTTCCAACCTTGTTGCTTCATAAGAACAAGCAGAGCCTTGTCATTAAAGCCCATGTTATTGCCGCCTTTTTCCTTTACACCCACAAACGCAGCCGACGTTACCCTTACGCAGTAACCGTCATCAGCATGTGTAAGATATACAGGTATGCAGCAAAGTAGAACGAGTATAAGAGCAGGTATAAGACAACCTTTTGCCATGTGGTTAAATAGCTATTGATTTCGTACTTAACTTCCTTGTTATATATCTCCCGTTGCAATGCCCGAAAATTGAATCTGATGCCTAAAAAAACGACGAAATTGGCAAAGACCATAACAAGTGCAGCAAGAATAACAAATTGAATATACTCCGTACTTATTAGCGCATCACCAAAATAGGCAACCGACATCGTGCCCGATACAGCAAATAATAAAAAGGCAAGTGGTATAGACCACAAACCATCCAACAATTGCAGCTTGTAGCGCAATCCTTTTAAATCAACCTTATTTGGTTGCGGGTTTGGCTGTTTCTTTGTTGCCATTGGCTCGTAGTTTTAGTGATAGCTCACGCTCATACTTGCGTAAGCGTTCGGTGTAATCTTGTTTCAGTGTCTTTTTTTCACTCATGGTATTCTGTTAATGATGTTACGTGAGTAGGTAGGACGGAATGAAGTTGCGGTGTTGCCCGTGCTAAATTGGTAGTTGAGCGTGTTGGTCACATCTGTGCGCGGTGAACGGTCTGGCCATGTAGCTGTTGAGTATTCCGGAAATAAACTGCTGTTAGCACATAGGTAGTCAACGAGCAATGTGGTATAATGTTCCGCGTTTTGTCTTGCACGGTCTATCATATCCTTCATAACTAAATCAGATACGGGCATAGTGTCTTCGCTTTGACGTTGTACTAGCGTGCCATTGTCCATTCGGTAGCAAAGGTTTGGCGTAACGTCCACCATCACCCACCACAAAAGCATTTTTTGAATGTAATCTTCTAACAAGATTTGATAGTTGCCCGCTATTGTGTTAGCCGCTACATCAGCCTTAATCTTGTTTAGCAAGTCAGTTCCCAAAAATGGAAGCAGCCATTTGTCCTGTGCTAAATATACCGAAGGGTATAAAATATTTGGGTCAACACTACCATTCACGGTGGTGTATTTTTTTATGTAGTTCTCTGAGATTAAAAGTACTTCTGCCATAGTTGTAATTATTGATTGCCGTAAATAGGGTTGGTTGGTAGAAAGCCGTTATAGGGCATGTCTTCAGGAAGCTTTGCTACTAATGAATTATTACGTACCTTATAGCCCATGCGTTCAGCAAGTGATACAGCAATACGCTTTGCATCTGGATCATTAGGATTAATCTTTGCGCCTGTTGCATCTACATAAACACGTTTTTCCCAAAAGTGGCGGCAGTTACCACCGCCTTTGTAAAACCAAATATCGTATGTGTTTGCGCCTTCAGGGCCCCATCCGGGATTAACCGCTACATTCTCCATTGATACGATGTCTTCTTTGCGGTATAGCTTGCCTGCTTCAATCATTTTCTTGCAGAATGGGCGCATATTGTCATGGGTAAAACTGCCTGCGTACACATAGCGTGTAATAAAATATTTGCCATCTATAATGGCATCCTGCTCACTCTTTGCCCCTGGTCGTGCCGCCCCTGTGCGCACTGCAAATTCGTGTTCTATTTCCTCATCTGCGTTGTAGGCATCAATTAAAATCCAGTCTTCAGATGCATCTTCGCCTAATGCAATAAGTGCATCACCTACTTCGCTATCATCTTTTTTTTTTTCGTCACTCATGATGACATCTTGCGGTTGCAAGCTACCCGGCAATACATCGGCAAAGATTGCGTCAATAGTTGCAGCAAGTAGCGTAGGGAATGCAGCTTGTACGATTGCCTTAGCACTTGACACTGGCACAGCAC